GTGCTTTCTATTAATTGATATGATCTGACCAAAGTATATCCATATAGTTGCTTAAATTTAATAGGATAATTAATATCTTGCCAAGGTTGATTTACTGGGAGCCAATCATGTTCATGTCTGGCTGTAGTTTTCCAAGTCTTCCCTTCCTCAATTATTGCTAGTGAATTACTTCTAGTAAAATCAGCTAATCTAACTGAATCAGCAAAAGTTTTACCAGCATATATGCCTCTAGTAAGATTGCCAAACTTAGTCGGTTTAGTGATTATCTCTGCTTTTGGATTTACGAAATGATCGCTAAACTCTGGAAATCTAGTAGCAAATTCAGTAGGACTATGTGCATAGTGAGTATTGATAAGACTGTAGGTTACATCCTCATTATATTTATAATCAGTAGTTATTTCAATAGATTTAGCTTCATCCTTTTTTATACCAAAAAATAAATAAGACTTAGTTGCATATTCGGGAGAAAGTTTATCAGTTATATAGTAAAAACCACAAATATACGATTGGTCTTCATCTATCCATAATTTTCTTATAGTTTGATATTCTAGAGAATAGTAGTATGCTGAGGGCTTATAACCTTGAGTCAATACTGCCTCATGCCAAGTAGTACTCGCAGTTGGTGTTATCTGTACTGTTACATCCCATTCCACATGCAAAACATCTCCTACAAGAGTACTGGTTATATTATTAATAGTAAAATCTCTATAGACATATCCTTCATAAGAAGAGTAATGAGAATAGGCTGTTGCAGTAAATGTCTCTCCAACTAATACTTTTTGTGGAACAGTATAAGTTAATTCTCCGTTTTCAGGATCAGGCCCAGTAGAATATTGCACTTGAATACACATAGCATCAGCAACATCATCAGAGAAATAAAATATATTTTGTCTCTCATCTATAACCTGTTTACCAGCATTAAAACGAGCAAAGAATTGTGGGGAAGCAGAAGTAGGAGTACCGGAGACATAACTTAAAGTACGACTAGTTTGATACCCCATTATATTAAACCAAGTTACAGTTTCACTGGAAACTTGTCTAGCTTTATCCTTCTTAAAATAAGGACAAGTTACCTCTTCCCAATTAAAAGGAAGATCCGCAGTGTGTTCTGTTTTAACTACATTATCTGGAAATAAATAATCGATTATAGGATCACCCCTATCAACATCCTTGACTATATTTAATGTGAATTCATATACAATATGAGCATTTTCATACCATACCTTTTTAGATTTACAAAGGATTGTAATCTCTCCATTATTAAGAAATTCAGGAGAAAACTTAGCATCTATAATTCTTGAATTATAAGATGGGGAAGTATTAGTATAGTCACTAGTTTGATAACCACCATCTGCTGTATAGTTAAGCGTATAGCGATTAGAGAAAGGAGTTAGTGTAAAGAGGTAGTAGCCAACATCTGTATATCTGTTGTTAACACCTATTCTACCTTTAGTGGTATCAATAATAAAACAATTTAATTTTCCATAACGATCATGTTCATCGTTATTACCAGTTAATACATATAACTTGGTATCATCTGCAAATACATCAAATACAACAATATCTTTTGAATCTGAACCTACATATCTTATATTCCTATAAGATACTTGAGAAGTTCCCCTAACAAGTGTAGGAACAATTTGTGGATTTAGAAGACCTGTATATACTATAGGTTCTCCAGTACTTGTATACTGAATAGAATTACAGATGCGATTTACTGGTGGTAATCCTGCAGATGGATCTGTATATTCAGGTGCATTGAAGATGACTGGAGTTAGGCTTACATACGGTTGATTAAATCTATTTTTAAATACACCAGTTGTATCTATAGTGCTTAGTGTTATAGGGTTTACTGAAGCAAAACTGAAAATAGCTGAAGTTGGGGTAGAAGTTATTGTAGATCCTATAGTAATATAGACAGAACTTCCTGAAGTTGGTATAGTGGAAACAGCAGTATAAGGGGAAACTATAGTTATCTTTCCTACTCGATTATTATAGCTACTTTCTTTTTTAGAAAAGATCGAAATAATACTACCATCTGGTAATGCTTGAGACCTTTTTATAAAAGGTAATCCCTCCCTCTCTGCTTGTCGTGATACATGATTATAGAAGGAGAGTGCTGGACCTTTTAAAGATATAGCTGTCTTTCGATCACCTTTAAAGTCAAAAGAGGGAGGAATAAAATTCATAATTAGGTAGACGATGCAGATAAAGTGTAAGTAATATTCAATTGGTCTGCTGCAAGCATAGAGCGAGCTGCTGCAAATTTGCTAGCAGATACCAAGACTCCAGTAGTACCAGCTTTCACTGAATTAGATGAAAGGAAAGCACCGTAGATCGTTACACTACCATTAAAGGTAAAAACAGCAGGACTTGCTGAATTGGTAATAGTCTTGGCAGATACACCAGCTTCAGTCCAAGTAGGTCTATTAGCTTCGTTATACTCAGTATTAGCTTCATTAGCTACACCTGCACCTGGAAAGGTTGCCATGACATTAGTAGAGATTGGCGTATAGTTATTTTTGAAGAGACCAACATAGTGAGTAGTGTTTGCAGAAGCACCAGACAAAGCAGTGTCCAGAATGTAATTCAAACCTTCGTCAACTACGATATTCTTTTCATCCCATTTATCAATAACCTTGCCATCACGAATATGTTCGAAGGTGAAATATCCGCCGATTTTAGTTTGTTCGTTATTCATTTATTTATATTTCCTAAGTTATAATTACGCCATTTCTGACAATAGTTGCTTCTACAAAATCCCCAATAACTGAATTATTTGGGTTTTCATTTGTTTTTAAAATAGACAGATATTGATTCATTCCTTCATCTTGTAAGAAGATCGAAGAACCGCTATCCGCTCTTTCTAAAGATACTTGTTTAGAGGTTAAGTTAATTACCAAACCATTATTAAATAATACAAAGATACCAATATCAAAAGTGGCCAAATATTTATATCCAATTGGTGTATTCTCCATGAAAAGATAAGATCCACTGATTTTCTGTGCAGTTCCCTCTACAATCTTAATATGCTCCTTGGCATCGCTTCTAAACTCATCTGGTTTGGAGCCAGTTATGTAATAGAGTTTATCACTTCCTATCCATATGCCATCTTCTACAGGCATTACTTCCTTTATTCTTTCTGGATATTCAATAAAAGATTTAGCTAGATTAAAATGTTCATATTGATAAGGTTCACTATACCATAGCACATTATCTTGAGCTATAAACAATCTTCCTTTATAGAAATTAACAGATTGACCAAGAGGAGGTTCTGCTAGATTAAAGAATCTTAGAATATTAATGGAAGAAGAGATCGAACTTATTGTATAAGTAAGTCCGCCTAAACTAAATCCATGATAATATAATTCTATTCCATTAGCAGTGGAACAATAAATCCGTACCCCTATAATCTCAGGGTCTGAGATAGCAGGGATAGCAAAAGAAATACTGCTCCCATTTCCAACAGTGATGCTAGAAGATATAGAAGTTCCACCTTCCAAGCCCGATGAGGACACGTATGTAAAAGATACTTGATATGTTCCTTCATGTAAGGTTCCTGTACCTGCAGTAAGAGTAGGAGCAAGGGTATTGCTAGTAACACCCCAAGAACGATTTGTGCCATATTGAATAACTCCTTTAACTAAAGGAGAGATATAATAGACTTTATCATCTATCTCCTCAAAATCAAGTTTATATGATCCAACATTACTTCGTAAGAGAGTAGTTGAATAATCTGTGTTTACTTGAACTAAATTTCCATCTAGCACACCATAACATCCATTCCCATTCTCACTAGCCCAGAGGGAAGTCCAATTCCCATTAATTACCTTTGTATATCCTTTTCGTTTATGTATCTTTCCAGCATTATCTATATTGATATTTTCTGCTTTCTTAAGATATTGAGTTGGAGTGTTTTCAGGTCTAAGAATATTATTTAGACCTTTAAAAGCATCTATAGGAACTGTTCTAGGATGCGAGGCCATTACAAACCTCCATACTTAACTGGTCTATTAGATGTTCTTTGTTTACGTAACGAAGAATAGACGGAAGTATTTGGGAAATCTTGAAGGAATAGAGTAAGGAAGCCAGAAGCCTTTTGTGGATCGAATGTATTTGCTTCATCTTTTAAGTAGGCTAGATGCACTGCATAATTCAATAAAGGAAAACAGTAGTCGTCCGGTACTTCTAGCTCTTCATTTTGATCAGACCAAGTATAATCATTTTTAGGAAGACGATATACCTTCAAGTTGAGGTAGTCTGCTGTACTTGGAGTTTTATAAATTCTGAAAGAGGAAGTGTCATCACAGATATAAGCTTCCACATCTCCTTCAGCAGTATCAAAATCATCTATTTCAAAATAATCATCTAAACTCTTTTCTTCTATAGATCGTCCATCACTTCGTCTTACAGAAATAACTTTCTTGATGGAAGGATCAAGAGTATAAAGATTTTTAGTTGGTCTTAAATTTAATTTAACAATATCTTTAATTGGATTGATAGAGCGACTAGCTTTTCTAATGGCTTCGTTAATATTAGAAACTAGTTCTTCATTACTCCATCGAAGTTGTATGGTGTCATAATCGCTGTCTGAGATAGCAGCCCAATCAACTCCCTGACCTCCGGTATCATGTAAGATATTTCGTCTAAGGTGAGTGACTAGATCTAATATTGTGTAAGCCATATTATTCAGATTCCTCTGCTAATTCTTTCCAAATTGAATCCAGTATATCTTTCTTAACTACTTTCTTTAAAGCTTTAACTGCAGATTGATATTTAATATTACCTTGTTTATCTACATTGCCTTGTGGGTTTTTATAGAGTTCACGAAGAATGTTCTTCATCTCTTCACGATCAGCAATTTCTTCAGCTTCCTGTTCAGCTTTCTTTTCTTCAATATAGGTGGCTACCTTTTGTTCTGGAAGAATCATATCATCGGAGATAGCTCCATACCTATATGCTTCACCCCACAAATGTTCAGGTATCCATTTAAATTCTTTATCATCAAGCCATGCAGCATGACCAGCAGTAGATGAGATGTATAGTGGGCCTTTTAAACTTTTAAATTTTTTCATATTTTTATTTAGTACAAATGAAAAAACCCTATAGCCTCTAAACTCCTTAGAGGAATGTAGAAACTATAGGGTCGTTTGTTAACCTTCTGAGAAAGCTGCTCTACCGTCAACAATATAGTTAACGATTAAGTAGCCAGCTCCAGCGCTTGCTGTGGTAATGGATGTATCTGCAACATCATGTAGAAAGTCTACCGTATCTTGTGCAGAAAGTTTAGTACCAGTAGGTGTAAGAGCAAAAGTGCCTGTAGTTGTTACATCAGCAGCAGTCTTGTAAGTTTCACTTCCAATCTTAACTGCGATGGTATCAGCACCAGCAAGTCCACCTGTCAACGTAGCTGCACCCCAAGTTGCATTGGCATGAGTTTCAGTAGTAGCAATCGAATTGCCAGCAGTACCACCAACTTTAGCAGTTACAGTAACTGTATGTACACCGTTAGAAACTGCAGTTACATCTGGATGAGCTGCAGTGCCTGTAGAGTAAGTAGTACCAATACCAGCACCACCGTTAATGGCAGCAGCTAAGTTATCAAGGGAAGTTGCCTCACTAGCACCAATCAAAACTTCATAGGCTACCGTTGGACCAGCAGACAATGCAGTTTTAAACGTATAGACTGTAGTACCAATGGTAACTGTATTAGTATCTGCAGGAGCTGCAGAGGAAGTAAGTACACCAGTTGCTCGTACACCTTCAGTATTGAATGCAGTAGTAATGGTAAGCGAACCACCAGTGATAATTGCCTTTTCTGGTAGATCAAGCATCTCACTAGTTGTAGCTGCTGCTGCACCTACCAAAGTAGGCAGTTCATCATACGTAAAGTTCTTGATTGCACTGATTACTTCTTGTCGATCTGATTTTTTAGTAATCGCCATGACTTATCCTTAACCTTGTGCGAAGGCAGCACGACCATCGACAACATACAGGACAACCAATTCAAATTGACCAGCAGCGGCAGGATCAGCAACGGTAACTGTCAAATCAATAGTATCAGCAGCAGTATATTTATAACCAGTCAAAGTCAATGCAGTAAGACCAGTAGCAGCACCGTCAACAGCAGATGCGTAACGAGTAGAGCTTCCACCATCTCCGATATTAAGGTCAACGGTAGCCGTGGTTGCATCACTTACATTCAAGAAACCACCAACTATAATCGCACCTTCGGGAACATCAATAGCTCCATAAGTACCTTGAACAGCAACATCATTACCAGTACCCAAGGTAACAACTACACGAGCTGCAATAACTTCTTGACGACCGGAATCTTTTGTAATAGCCATATTTTTCTCCTATGTGATGATGTTAAAAGAAAAGAAAGGACTCATCATCAATGTCCTTTCTCCCATCGAACCATCAATAGGTTCTTAACATTTACCTTTTTTAGCTGATTTAGCCATATTCTTTTTCATGAAAGCAGGTGCAGATTTAGGCGGCATCTTCTTTTCAACTTTCTTTCCAGCAACCATCATTTTAGGCATTTTAGTCTCCTAGATATTAAAAAACCCCTCAGCACTCCCTGAAGAGTGAGAGGGGCCGTGTTACGGGTTTAGACAAATAGGTTGTCTATAAGTTCAATTTAGATAGCATGATCTACAGCCAGAACACCGAAATCTTCTATAGACTTATCGTAGATGCTATAGAATTTAGGTTTCAAGAAACCAAACATCTTATCTACGTTAATGCCAGGAGAAGAATCGTATTCAAACCATTTTTCTGACCATTCTGGAGCACCCAGATCTGCAAAGCCCAATGCTTGAGCACCACAAACCAACAAACGAGAACCATCAACCAAGTTGCCAGCACCCCATTTATCAACACCAGAGGTAGCACCCAAAGTATTGTAGACCAGACGGTGTTCATGGAATACCAGACCATCAACAGTAGTAATACCGCCAGTGAAGAATGGATTCTCTTTACCACGATCTGCACCAGTTACAACTGCACGTTGGTAGTCAGCATCTTTCTTCAATTGAGCCAAGCCTTCTGGACGCAGGAAGACTACATAATACTCTTTACCACCAGAAATCAATGGTTTAATGTAATGAGTTTTAGCATAGGTATTAATATCAACCATTGCCTTGTAAGTCAATACGTCGTCAGCAGCAACAGCAGTGGTATCACCAGCAATCAAGCCAGAAGTTGCATCCCATCTACGATGACGTTTGGAAGTAGGAGCAGAGACATCAGTAGCAAATGCCAAGTTATTAAACGCACCAGAAGTACGAGTAGAACCGTCGTTATTCTTAGTATAAGCAACACCAGACAATGTCAAGAACGCCAACTGATCCATACGGTTTGCAAGCCAGTATGCCAATCGATCACGAGCATTTTCACGGAATGCAATTACAGTTTTTTGTTCAGCCAGTTTACCTTTTTGACGCAGACCATGAGAAATCAAATCAATGGTAATCTTATCATTGTAAGATTTCATTTCTTCTTCAAAGCCTTCACGTTGGTTATCACCAACAACACCGTCTTCAACCAAATCAGCCAACAGATGCATGATAACCTGTTCACCTTTTTCAGTTTTAGTCAGTTCAGTAATACGCTGGATAACAGCTTCCGGACCGCCTACAAACTTATTAATAAAGGTCATATCACGAGCTTGCTTCCACAAGAGTTTAGACCATACTAATTTCTGATCTGCAGTCAAAGCAGCGAAATTCGTCAATGCCATGTTTTGTTTTCCTTTTTAAGATTTATAATTAATAGTTAAGTTAGACAATACGGAGTCCTTGCCGGTGTTCTTACGTTCACACAAACGAAAATTTGGAAGGTGGTATTTCACTATAGCGATCACCTACAACCGCTCATCGCTTTCACGATAATTAATCACCTCTTAACATTTTTAATTCTTTAAGAGTTAATTTATCTAAATCACGATCACTCAACTTTGATGCACTTAGTTTAGTAGCATCAATAGTTGTTTTACCTGAGCTAGTTGTTTTTCCAGGTTGAGCGTTAGCTGCCTTAGCTGCTTTCTTACCTGCTTCCACCTTTCTCTGTTTAGAGACAGAAGGAACTTCTTTAGCATAGAGAGGAGCTGCTTTCTTAACAGCAAGTGTTAATGCTTCTCCTTTACTCTTCCCTGCAGCTACAAAGCCAGCCATCAATGTGTTCACGGTGTCCACCGCTTCCTCATTAAATGCTGAATTCTTAGCATTCAAGAACTTATATTTATTTTCGAAATTAGCTACAAGAGTCTTAAATTCGATTTCTTCTGATACTTGACTTGATTTAGTTTTAACATCTTTTTCTACAGAATCTCTGACTTCTTTAATAAGTCTAGTAGTTTCTTTTTGTCGCTCTTTATCAATAGTCTTACGAAGAGCTGCTGCCTTAGCTATATCGCCTTCAATAAGGAAGGTTGCATAACTTTCTTCTGCTTGATCAAAATCAAACGAAGGTTCAGCTTCTTTTGCTGCTGCCTGTGCGCGAGTATCTTTTTCGATTAAACGTGCTAACTGTTCTTCTAACCATTTAGTACGTTCACGTTCAGATTCTCTCTGAGCAATAACTTCATTTAATCGCGAGATTGGTACTCTTTGTTCTCTTCGGGGTTCTTCGTCTTCTCCATCTTCTTCAGAATCCTCTCCAGATACCTCTTCCTCGTCTTCTTCTTCATCAGATTCCTCGTCTGTTTCTTCATCTTCTTCGTTTTCTTCTTCGTCTTCAGATTCGAAGTCATCGCCACGATCTAAAACTTCATCTTCATCAAAATCATCAAATTGTTCAGCCATTTTTGCCTTTTACGTTTGGTAACTAATACACTAATACGTTTAGTGATACGAATTATATTTTACTTAATTGAAAATGCATACCATCTGGCTTAGACCAGACTCCACCCCAATCAAATCCATTATCTGTAAAACATTTTACAAATTCAGGAGATAATGTAGGTTTACTTCCAAATCTATTCCAAGCAGCATTTACATCTATTGCAATACCCCAAGAATGAAGAGAGGAGGTTGATTGTCCTCTTTTCTTACGGATATTAAAACAACCATCCCACGTTTTCAGTTGATCTACTAAGCCTCTATCAATTAAAGATTGAAGAGCTTTACTTAGTGGACCTACTAAATCTTTATTACAATAAAGGCGCTTAGGGATAGCACCAACTTCTAAAGCAGGTGGAATATCCCAAAGTACCATATACTTCTCAAGTTCAGGGTTGCCGTATTTATTTAGACAATCTTTACTTGTAACCATTTTATATCATCCCTAGTTGTGATTGTTGTCCTTTGACAACAGAATTTTGATTTAGTTCCATCTGATCTTCTTGATCTTCAGAATCCTCTTTCTCATCCGTTTCTAGCTCATTATTTATGGTAGCCAATAGTGCATCCATGATTGGTGCTAGTTTAGGCGTGGTGGCAACTAGCTGAGCTATTTCAGCTACTTTCTTCAAAGTGTCTGCATTATTCTCTTTAGCTTTAGATTCAAGCTCTTCATTCTGTTTCTTCAATGCTTCAATCTGAAGTTCAGCTTGTTGATTAGCCATTTGTTGTTGTTCAGGAGAAGGCTCTTTCTCTAGTTTCTTAGCGATTTCATTCTTACGAGAAAGAGTAGACATTCTAACCATTTCATCATCAGGGATTGCTACACCAAACTTACGCATTTCAATCGCTTGAGCGAACTGAGCATTTTGGAATGTAATTTGAGTTGGAACATCAGCAATAACAACATCATACTTGCCAACGGTAACATCATTAATTAATGCAGAACCATCTTCACTTTCTTGGTTAATAGTGAGGCGTTGTTGTTCATCTTTACCATCGCTATTTGGACCAGTAATAACAAATGTACGTTCTTGCGTATAGAATGATTGAATTAATTCTAATACTCTTTCTGCAATCATATTACGAGTTCTAAAAAGACTATCGATGGCAGCAGCTAGCTGTATTGCTGATTGATGAACTCTTGATTGAATTGCAAGACCACTTACTTCATTACTTTTTCCACCTTGGAAAGATTCACTCACACCACTAATCAATCTAATTAAATCTACACCAGAAGTGACTAAATCTTTTAAGCCTGTGGGCACCTGATTAGCTTCAATCTTTTGTGGAGGAGTTCTACCTGCTTTATACTCGAGAACAAGACCCGTCTGTGCTCCAACGCTTTCTAGATCTTCTACATCCATATTTACAATAGAATTCTCTTCAACAAGCCAACCAGAGTTAGCTGTAGTATTGACTACATGCAATATCTGAGAATAAACTTTGTTAAGCATTTCCTGAGTCTTGATAAGATTATCTACAAGACCTACGGTAACACCTCTTCTAAAATAAGGGAAATAGGGAACAATGGTAAAATGTTTGTAGGGAGACCAAGCATCATGAAGAACTACGTTTCCAGTGGAAACAGTCCATCTAACTCTCTTAGTTATTTTTTTAATAATTTCAAAAGATTTAGATTTAGCATATGCCTTCTTTTCTCTAGGTTTCATTGTATCTGGAACTGGATACAGATCTCCAGTAGCAGGACTAAAGAAGAACTCTCTATTCTGTAATTTCCAATATTGTCTAGAGATTAGGCGGGCATGTGGTTCATCGCTATCATCCAAGTAATAGAAGGACATATTCTCTTGATCAGAGAACTTATTACGTGGTTGTTCAAGACCATCACTACCAAAATCAGGTTCTTTTTCTAATTGACTTTGTAATTGTCTCCACTTACCAAGACCATAAGTTTCCTTGATATCATCAAAGGACATCCAAGAGGTAACCATTACGTCCGCCCAATCATCGGGATCGTATGACTTGGCATCAGGATCTGGAATAACATCAAGTGGATCTAATACTTGAATATCTATATCTCCATAGACATTCTCGTTAAAATTCATTTTAATTTCAAAAAAGCCACGTTGTTGAATAAGACCATCAGCAAATACTTGGCTTTCTTTCCAAGGATACTTATTTTGATCTGTAAGAAACATGGAGAGCTTAGTAAGCACATCGCTCACATCTTGATCATCTATCTCTCTCGGTCTGAATGCGATATCCATTCGACTTTGAGTCTGATACCCAAGGACGGTATTCACAGTAGAAAAAATAATATTCTCTTCGAGATATGGTCTACCCATTTCATCAAGAGCTTCCTTATCTTCATCAGACCATTGTCTACCGCCACCTAAATAGAAATTCTCACAAAGTTTCGCTTGTTCTTGGTAGTTAGCGTGTCCACGAGTAATTGCAGATTGGTATCGCATCCACTGTTTTTCAGCTAACTCTCTTTCTTTTAATATATTCGCCATTGTTACGCGATTCTCCAATTCTTAGTTCTAATTGCTGTGGATACGCTTTTATATCCGTCATTATATGATTTAGTACGAGGTATAGTTATTCCTACGGCAAGCGTTCTAAACGCATCTGCAGGATCACTGGCCCAATCATGGACTGGTTCATCTTTAAAGATTTGACCTTTATCATCCCATTTCTTTCTGTAGTTACGTAGACCATCTAAGCCAACCATACATTTCGATTTATCAAAATTACATCTAGGCAAGATCATACGAACTGCATTTATACCTTCTGCTTTAGATAACTTCTGAATGGCATTGATACGAGTACCTCTAAACAGTTCTTCTGCTACTTCCATTCTAGTACGACCAGTGCCCCATTCAGAATGACCAATATCCCAAGGGAAATTGATAGAACGATAGACGTATGGTTTGTTTTGAAGGATTTTAGCATAGTGATCTACTCCCTTATTATTAGAAGTATAGTAATCAATTACATTAATTTCTTTATTTATAATTTGAGTAAACCAAATGCAAGTGTAGTCGCCAGTACCAATATCCCACCAAGTTTCTACAGGAACTGAAGGATCAAAGGGTACATTACCTATTCGTCCTTCCTTTTCTAAGTCTTCAATATAAGCAAGATAATAAAAGCCATTGGAGTTAGCAGTCCAGTTATTAAAATATTCTTGCTGAATTAATTCTTCTGACATTCCTGACTGTCTTTCTTCTTCAATTACATCATCCTTAATATATCTTTCTCCGTTCTCATCCAAGGTCTCCATTACATTATAATTCTGTACAAACCAATTTGGATTACGAAGAGCTAAATTATACATCTCATAAAAATGGTTTTTACCATTTACAGAGGAATTGAAAGCTGCCCACCCACCATTTTCAGAGAGGATAGGTCTAATAATATTCCAGGCTTTTGGGTTCTGGAAAGCAAATTCTGAGAATACACAACCAACTGGATTGGAACCACGTACTTTATCAAATTTATCTGTACCCAGTATCTGAATGATGGAACCAGTGGTCAACTCCAACTTCATGTCTGTACTATTCTTAGATTGAAGAAGGGAAGGAGGTATGTGGTCTAGAAACTTAAATCCAGAACCATCCATACCATCCCAAATAACCCGTCTTCCTTGAGCATATTCAGGAAAGAAATAATAATATACCCCACGCCGCTTGAGAGCCTCTCTAACGATCAAATTAAACATAGTCTTATCTTTGCCTGCCCTACGATGGTAGATCGCTAGCATGCGCTTAAAACCAGCATCTCGTGCTGCCAATAGCTCCTTCTGATAAGAACGAGGAGTAAATTTATAGGGTATAGTTATTACACTCATAATTTCCTGTTAATTGATTTTCCTTTATGCCGCCATTCAATCTCTGAATAACCAGCTTCTTTTAGTTGTTTAAAAAGATCTCTTTGATTGGAGAGGGAGATCTCTGTGTTTAAGCCTTGTATTCTTACTTTTCCATTATCTGAAAAAAGAAGAACAAAAGAACCAGAATAAGGTTGATGCTCATCTTGTAAAGGGATGGAGGTATCTATTTTATCTGGATATACTCTGCATACTGCTGCTATTGAGTCTATTCGTAGATTACTTACTTTCTTCATTACAATCCATATAAAGGAGGATAGCGTAGTTATTTAGGAGAACTTCGCTATCATCTATTTCTAGTGGTTTACTTTTTAGCAGGCAAACCAATTTTGTCTGTGGTTGCAGTGGTAAGGTAAACATTTGACACGAGAGCAAGAATGGTAGCAATACCATAAGCAATAGCATTCGTTTGAGACTCATCAATTGGAAAACCTGCAAACTGTGCTCCAACTCCAATAATAATAACTAAAGCGTTCATTGAGTTCTGAACGTTTTTCCATCTAGCAGGATCTTTTAATGATTCACCTGCGCGAAGTGCATTACCTGCTGCAAACATTTTTTCTAATAGATTCATACGTATCCAATTCCGCGTAATTGTACAGTGAATGCAACCAGTGTACTTAAATCATCATTAAGTGTTGCTCTGAATGAATCACCACGATGTAAGGTCAATGGCTTACCATATTCATTAATAGTCTGTATATCTGCTGTCATGGTTTGTGCGAGACCAGCAAAAGTAGTTAAATTATTATGAAAAGTAATACTAGACCATTGATAATTTTGTTTTACTGCAAGTTGAGAGAAAAGTTGTCTAGTTCCAAACTCACTTGTTATCCAATAAAACTTAATACCATTAGTAAGACCTCCAGCTATAGCTCCAAAGTCTGTTTGATTAAAGTTAGCATTATCTGAAATATTAACTAAAATACTAGTCACTTCAAAACGAGTATAGGGAGAGGCAACCTCATGGTATATGTTAATAGGGGTTACTGACGAATTTACATTACCGTTATAATAGTAAGTAGTGCCAGTAGGGGTTAAAAATTGTTGAATAGGAAATCCATCTACGGGATTAACTACACATAGATTTCCTGCTTCGTCACAACGAGCATACCGAAAATCTCCAGTAGACTCTTTACTCATAGATAGATTTACACCACTCATCGATTATCCTATTTTAAATAAACCTTTACTATTAAGGTAGTACGCTATTGATAGCAATACTAATCCAGTAAATTGTAAAAGTTTAGAAACGAAATGTTTGCCAACCTGTTGATAAAGTTTTTCCTCCATTTTTGCTAATGCTTTCTCTGCAGCCTTTTCTGCAATTTGTTCACCAATATCCTCAATAATTTGCTCTATTTGAGCTGGGGTTAATGGCGGATTTTGTCTTCGTTCTGTTCGTTCCGTCATATGTTATCAATAGGTATAACTA